CAGGTAGGCGATCTCGGTGGGGTGCTCGGAGTGCGCGCGCGCCATCAGCAGTTCCGCCGATACCTTGCTTGCGTAGGTCCCCATCGCATGCGCCGCGGCCTCGATCAAAACGGATTTCCCGTTGCGACCGCCGCCGACGAAAAACAGCAACCAATGGTCGGACACCGCGGTGACGCCGAACAGGCACGCGCCGAGCGAACGCTGCAGGAACTGCTCAAGCGCGCGGTCGCCGCCGGTGATCTCCTGCAGGAACCGCCGGAACCGTGAATTCTCGAACGCCTGCGGATCGTGATTCGGGTCGACGGCGGTGCATTTCGACGGCAGCTGCTCGCGGCGGTCGGTGACGACCGAGCCGTCGCGCAAGTCATACATCGCGGAAGGACAGTTGAGCAAAAACGGCGACGCATCGAACGCTCCGGGCTCGGCGACGAACCGGCTGTCGCGCGACGCGGCGCGGATCACGCCGCTGATGAACGCGTTCGACATGACCCGCCGCGCCAGCGACATCGCCGGAATCCCGGGGCGAGCGACGGCCGGATCGTTGATCGCGTGCATGGCGAAATCGCGGCAGGCGTCCTGCATGGCCGATTCCGGGTGGTGGGAGCCGATGCGCCATGTCGCGCCCTCCCAATAGGCCCACGCCTTGAGCGCCGGCACAAAGCGGGTGTCGGCGCCGTGCCGTTCCATGTAGAGCCGGCCGACCTCGGATTCGGCATAGACGAGAAACGCCGGCAATGACCGCTCCGGGGCGCGCGGCGCCGCGGGTGGGGTGCTGACAGCCTCGGCCGCCGCCGGAGCCGCCAGCGGCCCGTTTTCGGGCTCGTAGGCGGGGTCGAGGTCGACCGGGGCGGGAGAGGGAGCGGAGAACACGTCGGCCGGCGCCTCGGTGAGCGGGGCGGCCAGAATCGGCCCGACGGGCGCCGGGGGATGGTCGCCGAATTTCCGCGCGGCCGACGCGGCCATCATCGGCGCGGCGTTCCACCGTTCCTGCCACGTCGCCGGGTCGGTCTCCCGCCACGCGCAAGCGTCGAGCAGATCGCGCAGCGTATCCGCGATGTCGGACGCGGCCATGCCGGCGCCGGCCAGCCGCGCCGACAGCGAAATGAGCGCGTTGTAGACCTCGCCCGGGACGCCGCGCAGGATGATCTCGCGCAGTTCGTCGCGGGTGCGCCGGTGGCCCGGGACAACCTCGGGCGCCTCCAGCGATGGCGGTCGTGCGGCGGCGACGGCACGCGCCACGTTGATCGCGGCGCCCTCGAAGATACCGGAGTCGCCGCCGACCGGCGGAACGAACCATAGCCGCGCCGGGTCGCGTGCAACCGGCGAGTCGAAGCGCACGTTGTCGCCCAAGCCGGCGCCGAGCCATTGCTCGATGGCGTCGACGACGAGCGGGTGCTCTTGCACGGTCGCCGGCCGGTCGAGTTCGAACACGATGCGCCGTTTGAGCACGGCATCCGTCGCGGAGTGCGACGCATACCAAAACGCGGAACGGGTGGCGACGCGCGCCATCAGAGTCGGCGCCGCGGCGACGGCGAGATGGTCGACGTCGAGCGCGACGAATGGTGCCGGCAGAGCGCCCTCGGAGCAACGCTTCGGGACGCCGTCGGCGTCGGTGGCAAAGTCGCGCGCCCAGTAGGGCGCCCGGTCTTTCGGGAGCGGCGTGCGGTCCATCAGCACGGCCGCGGCGAAGTCGATGAAGGATTCTGCGGAGCGGGGTTCCGGGTGCGCGTCGAGCCGGTTCTTCCCGCGGGTGTAGTGGATCATGTCGCGCTTGCCGAACGCGTAGCGCGACGGTTAGAATTCGGAATCTGCACGGCCTTCCTCGTGTGGGTGAGCGAAGTGGCAACCCGTCGGGCGCAACCCCGACGGGTTGTTTTTTTGGCGCGATCAGAAGGGAATATCCTCGTCGAGGTCCTCGCCCGGTTGCCGCGTCGGCGCCGGAGCCGCGGCGCGCGGAGCCGGAGCGTGCGTCGCCGGAGCCGCGTCGTCCTTCGGGTCGAACATGCTCACGATGATGCGGTCGGACCCATCCTTGACCGGGACACCCGCGGGATTGAACCAACGCGCGAGCATGATCATCGTGTTGCCGTCGTCGGAGCGCAGGATGCTGCCGACGTTCTGATAGCGGTTCTTCGCTGCCCCTTGCGCGTCGGTGTAGCTCGACACGACGACGGCCAAATCCTTGATCTTTTTCCAGCCCATAGCGACCTCCCTAGTGACCCGACGCACAAGCGCGACGGGGGGGACGAATGTAACTCGCCGCGCGCACGCGAGCAAGTCGATTGCGTGCAGCGGATGGATCGGCTACGATTCGACGGCTCGGTGCAAACGCGACCTCCCAAGTAGCGCCACCCCCGAGCCGGCGCCACCTTCGGGTGGCGTCGTCATTTCGTGGCGGCAATTGTTCCGGTGCTCATCAGCCGCCGAATTTTCTCATCGGCTTGGTCGCGAGTCTTGCGCCATCGCGCGAGCTTCTCGTCGCAGATGCTGCCGCGGCCGTGCCGGCGCCGGAGTTCTTCGGCGTTGATGCGCGCCTGCAGGTCGGCGCGGAGTGCAGCCCACTCGTCGAGCGGCGTGCTCACCCCTTCGACTTCCATTCGCGGATCAGCTGCTTGGCGCGGCCGGTCGCGAGGATGATCAGCACGGCACCGCCGCCGATGCCGAGCACCAGCGCGACGGCGAACACGACGAGCAGCAACAGCGGGAGTTCGAGCGTCGAGAGGTCCATAATCCCTCCTGTGGGAAAAGAAAAACGCCGCGCGATATTCGCCTCGCGCGGCTCCCGATTATGCCCCGCGGCGATGCGGGTGGGGGAGTCCCGGGGCGATGCCACGCGCCCGGACAGGCTGACTGCGCATCATCGGGTCGCGCGCAGTTCGCCTGAAATTCCCGTCGAACGTTCACCGACGGGGTCTGAATCGAGTCGTAGGTCGCGCAGGATTTGGGCGCGGTAGTTCTTGCTGCCACGCCAATCCCCTGCCGCCAGCTGCAGCACCGAAACCGTCTCACGGCCGCGGGGAAAGCGCAAGTAGACGACGAGGTGCGACCCCCGGCCGCGGCGCCATCGGGTGATGGCGATGCCGAGCGACCGGAGCCACACGACGGTTTCGCGTTGCTCCGGCGTTAGGCGCGGGCTCATCCGAGCCGCCGCGATTTGTGCGATGCACCGCAGAGGGGGCAATCGAACGTCACGACGTCGGCGCCTTGAATGTCCTCCTCGATGTCGGTCGGGTGAACGTCGCGCTCGTCGATCAGTTCGCGCCGGCATTCCGCGTAGACGCGGATGACGCGCTCGCCGTAGGCGTCGTGCGGCGCCGGCCTCATGACACGACCCGCAGCGGAACGCGGAGCCCGCGGTCGTTGCTCTTGAGCCCCGCGTCGACGAGGGACCCGAACCGCCAGAGCAGTTTTTCGGACGTGCCGTCGGTCGTCAGCAGCACGATGGAGTCGGTGGTGCGCGCGATGAAGTTCATCGACTGCACCGCGGGGTCGAACGCCCGCGCGGCCGCGGCGATTTCGCGCGCGCGCTCGATGGTGATGATCGACGCTGGTTCGAGCAAATCCATGATCTCGAACAGCCCGCGCAGATCGGAGCCGGTGGGGGGGAGCAGTAGGGACATCGGGACCTCCTTGAAGGGCGCCGCGACAACCGCAGCGCATGAGTGAATCATCGCATTTCTGCGAAAGCCGGTCAAGCGGTTTCGGCGTCGAGCCGACGAACGGCAGCCGGGGTGACGTCGATGAAGATGACGTTGTCCGGGGCGCGCTCGGCGGCGAACCGCGCCGCGCGGAGTTGATTGGGCGAAACGTAGCCCTTCTCGTTGAGGATCGTCAGCGGCGGGATGCCGTCGGCGTAGCGCGCGAAATACTCGGCCGGCGTGAAGTTCGCCTGCAAGAATTTCGCGAACGCCTTCGCGTTGGTCTTCGGCCGCGCGTGCTTGAACCGCGCCACGAACTGGTAAGCGCCGTTGGCGTCGACGTGGTGAATGTAGACCTCGGTCGAGCCGCCTATTGAGAGATTCCATCCGCGCATTTGAGACTCCTTGAGAGAGCGCCACGACGACCGCAGCGCATGTAGAGATATTCGCACAATCGCGAACCGGCGTCAAGGAATCTCGACGCCAGCCGACGAACGGTCAATCTTCGCCGTCGCTCCAATCCTCCGGATGCGGCATTGGCGGCCCTTTGTAAAACGGATTCGGATACCAGACATCGCGGTCGGACAGAATCCACGCGTGCTCCGGGCGGTCGCGACCGACTTCGTGCGCCCATTGCGCGTCTGCTTGCTGGATGTAGTTCACGGTTTTAACTCCTCGGGGTTAGAGATCGATGACGATTTCTTCGCCTGCGCGCTTCCCGGTCTGGAACACGACCTTGAAGCGCGTGGGCTTCGGGCAGCCGGCGAACGCGGCGAAGTTGACGCCGCCGACCGCCATCGACTGCAGGAGCGCGGCCGCGAATTCGCGAAGCCCCGCCTCGTTTGCCGCGGGGCGGTCCTTGCCGCCGAGCGAGCCGACTTGCATGGTCGTCGCGGTATTCGGGCCGCGGTTGCAGAACACGACGGCGGGGATGATGTAGGAACGGCCCATTTGATTCTCCTCGGTTTGCGGCGCCGCGGGTGCAGCGCATGAGTAGAATCATACCGTTCGCACAAATGCGAGTCAAGCGGTTTTCACGCGAGCCGACGAACGGTCATTCGCCAGCGGCGCGGTCAGCTGCGGGAACTGCGCGCGGAGCAGATCGATGGCCCGCTGCGATTCCGGCTGGAGCACGCGCTTCCCGCTCGGCGAGCGGACCTGCGTGAGCAGTAGCGCCGCGACGGCGTCGCGAGCGTAGGCGCGCGCCTCCTGCAGCGACTCGGCGTCGCGCATGTCGATCACGCAGCGGAGCGCCACGGTGGACTGCACCGCGCGGCGGCCTTCGGCGAGAAACCGCTCGCGCACCGTGTCGATCAACGCGATGATCGGCGCGTAGGTTTCGGGTGGGCGGTTGGGGGATTTCATGGCTGGCCTCCGATTAGGACATGAACGAGATGGAGTCGCGGAGCTGCACCGACAGGTGCTGCAGGTCGCCGACTTGCCCGTAGTGGGCGCCACCGTTGGCACGGCAGGCGTGCGCCTCGACGAGAATTTCCAGCGCAGCGATGGCTTCGCGGACGCGCTTCAATTCGGCGTGGTAGGCGACGGTGGCTTGATCGAACATGGCTAGGTCCTCGGTTTGCGGCGCCGCGGAAATCGCAGCACCATGAAACGAATACTACCGTTCGCAAGGTTGCGAGTCAAGCCCCCGCCGGCACCAGCCGACGAACGGTCATTTCTGCCGCTTGGCGTCGTCCGCGTTGGCTTCGCCGACGATGCGGAGCTTGGCCGTGGTGGCGCCGAGCCAGAGTTGCAACCGCGGCTCGCGGCTGTCGGCGTGGCTGGCCGACATCCGGTCGACCGGGACCGGCGCCGATGCCGGCCCGACGAGGATCACGGTATCGGGCGGGAGCTTGCGCAACAGGTCGATCAAGTCAGCGGCAGTCATGCTGCCTCCCTGCCGACGAGCATCCCGAGAAAAAACGCGCAGAGCAACGCGCCCAACAGGCTGAACAACGGCCAGAGGTTGTCGGGTGCCGCCGCCATCGGCGCGGTAGCCGGGATGACGAGCAGCACCATCGCCAGCAACAGCGTCAGCATCCGGAACACGACGCGCTCGCGCCGCGACCGCTCTTGCGGGCTCATAGCGCCGCTCCCTCCGGGTTGAGCCGCGCGACGTCGGCTTGCGCCGCGACGAACGCCGCGCGAGCGCGAGCGATGCGCCGCTGCGCGATGATCAGCTGCTTGTGCGCCGAGCGGAACTCGGTCGCGGCCATCCGCAGTTCGCAGTCGGCCAGATGCCGTTCGATCTGCAGCATCCGCCGCTCGGACTCCGTGCGGTCGACGACCGCGAACTGCGTGTGATCAACGTGACCCGCGGTCATCATTGCCTCCTTCGAGGTAAACGGTTTCGTTGTTGAGCCAGCGCGTGCGCAACTCGGCGTGGAGCCAGCGCACGGCCATCGTGTAAGTCAGGCGCGGAGCCCGCAAAACGGGCGCCGCGCGCTCCGGCCAGCGGCGGAAGCTATAGAGCCCCACGCCGCGCGGCCGCGCGCCGTGCGCGGCAATCCACGCCGACTCGTCGACGTAGACTGCGCGGAGTGACCGGCGTGGCATCAGCGCACCAGCCAGCGCCAGAAGCGCACCAGCGGGCCGGGACGGCGGCGCGCCACGAAGTCAGCGCGGGCCAGCGCCCGGGACGGCGACTCGCGGCCGGCGGCCGGCGTCGGTTGGGTCCAGCGCGAGCCGCGCGCCAATTCCAGCCGCAGCCAGCGGTCCAGTTCGCGGTCAGATTCCGTAGGTGTCGGCATCATCATCCTCCGATAAAGTGAGCAGGAACGCGAGCATCAGCGCGCGTTGATTGTGGCCGTGCTTCGTGAAGTGCCAGTAGTAGCCGCCGCGATTGCTGACGCCGCCCATCGCCCGGAGCATGGCCGGGACGCGGACGTAGGCAGTCGACCAGCCCTCACGATTGCGCATGGCGCCGTGGAACGCGGAACACAAGCCGACGCACCCGCCGCGCCCCGCTCGGAATGAACTGTCTGCGCAAAACTTCTCAATGGCGGTCAGCACCTCGTCGCGAGTCGGGGTGGTCACATGACCCCCTTCGCCGGCTTGGCCGGCTTGGCGTCGGACGCCGCGACACCGGCACCGCATAGCGCGGCGGTGGTGAAGTCGATCATCGTCTTGCCGTCCATCGACCAGAACATCTGCTGCGCTGACCCATCGTCAGCGCGGAGCAGCACGCGCCCCTGCTTGAGCCGGCACGACTCGGCCAGCACCGACAGGTGGAACGTTTCCGACTCGCCATCGCCGCCGATCTTCACGAACTGCGCCAGCACGAACGCGGCACCCGACTTGGTGGTGCCGAAGTTGATCGTCGACACGTCGAGCGCGTAACGGTCGCCGGACGCCGACGTCCCCGGGACAACGTAGAGCGTCTCGGCCGCGACCGGAGCGGCGGCGAGCGCGGCGAAAACGGCAACTGCGAGTGCGTGTTTCATGGTGCGTCCTTTCATCGGTGAGTGAGCGAAACAAGTGTCGCATAATCGCGAGCGGGGCGCAACCCCCGCCCGCGAATTTCTTACGCCGCCTCGGCCAGCGGGAGCGCCGCCTCGCGGTTCTCGACGCGCGCGGTCGCGCGGTCGGCGTCCCACGGCAGCCCGTAGTGCTCGGCGCAGATGGGACCATAGCCGTGATGCACCGAGCGCGCGTCGGTGAGTGCGCGCCGGCAGAAACAGCACGCGCCGGTGGCGTGACCCGCGGCGACCGCCTCGGCGGTCGGGTCGGCCATGACGGCCGCGAGCGCGCGGTCGAACTCCTGCCGCGTCGCCTGCGACGGGTGCCAATCGCGCGACGGCCGGAACTCGGTGCCGATCAGCATGCCGGCGTAGTCGCCGCGCGCCTTGACGAACACGACGGCCTCACCGTTGTAGCGCGAGCGCGACGACGGGAGCGACACGGTGATCCCCGCGAGCGTCGCCGGGAACCGGAGCGCCGGCCGCAGCAAGCCGCGTTGGCGCGCGCCGTCGAGCAGGCGGTAAACGCGGTCGCGGCCGGCGGCGATGGTGGCCTGCTCGGCGGTCGTGGGAGCGGCCGGGGCGGCCGCGGCGGCCGCGGCAGCCGCACCGCGAGCGGCGAGCGTTTCCGCCCAATACAACTGCTTCGGCGTCAGCGGCCGCAGGCTCGTCATCCTCCGCAACAGCGACGTCGCGAACGGCCGGTCGCGCTCGGGCAGGTTCGGGAGCGCCGCGGTTAGCTTGGTGATCAGGTTCGACATGGTGACTCCTCGGAAGCGGCGCCACGACAACCGCAACGCCATGACCGAATAATCGCACAATTGCGAAAGGGGCGCAAGTCATTTCGCACAAAGCCGACGAACGGCTTGTAGGGGCGCCCCCGACAGCGGGTCGGCCTTGTAGGGTTTCCCCCGACAGCCGCGGCACCGGAACAAATGCCGGTCGAGCCCGTAAAACGCCCCACAAGCGCGCCAAAGCAAAGGGGCGGGGAAACACCCCCGCCCCCTTGCCTGCGCCCCGCCTGCGCCCGTTTGGGCGGCCTAGCGGTCGAACGCCATCGCGAACGCCGCGGTCGAGAAGCAGACCGTCCCGACGATCAACCCCCACGCGCCGACGCGCGCCCACATCGCGGCCGAATCGAACTCGCCGATGGCGACGGCGATCACCGTGCCGACGAACCCGACGAACGCGCCGGCAATGCCCCACGCGCCCGCTGCCAGAATAATCCACATGACGAATTTCACCGCGTCACCGTGGGCGGAAGCGGACCGATCAGCCACGGCGGCGTGATCCGCGGTTGCGGCGAGCATTCGAAGCCCATGCACGGCCCGGGAACGCGCCCCGGCTTGCCCGGGTCCGTCGGCAGACAAGCCAAGCAAACCGGCGGCGTCGGCCGCGCGCGCGGGAGCGCCGCCGACGGCGGCAGGATGATCGTCGTCGACGGCACCAGCCACGGTGCGGCGAGTGCCGGCGGTTGCGCGGCCGCGGGAACGGCGAGCGCGAGTGCTGCGATTGCAGCGAAACGGGTGAGCGTGGTCACGATTCCTCCAATGGAAAGGGGCGCCGCAACATCGCGACGCCCCGCCATAGTCGCACGAAACCGAATCAGGATACAACCTTCGGCGCGTAGATCATCAGCTGCTTGCGGCCGCGGAAACGTTCGCACGCCTTGACCTTGAACCGGCCGACGAACTCGGCACCGACTTCCGGCATCGGCGACGTTCCCCAGTAGGCGAGCGTGGCGCCGGTGTCGAGATCGCGGAACAGCGTCTTCGGGTCGCGCATCGCCGGCGTCTGCACGACGAACACGACGCGCAGCTTGCGGGTGAGTTCGGTCCGCGACGGCGTGCGGTAGATCACGCGCCGCGCGAGCGCCGCCTTGACCTTGCGGTAGGCGACGGCCATCGCGGCCGCGACGGCGACGCCAGCGACGGCGTAACCGGAGCCCGGGACGGTGGCGTTGGCGGCCGCGACGGCGACCGGGGCGAAAGCACAAACGGAAAGCGTGGCGATGAACTTGAACATGATCGACTCCTGAATGAAAGAAAAAGGTGGGCGGCCGGAGCCGCCCGGGTTGGGATTAGACCGCGATGCCTTCCTCGGCGAGAAGGTCGGCCGCGTCGTCGACGAACGCGCGGAGCGCGCGGAGCGCCGTGACTTGCTCGGCCGCCGCGGTGATGGCGTAGGCATTCGTCCACGCCGACGCGTCGCCAGCGATGGCCGTCATGAACGCATCGAACGCGGCGCGCACGGCAGCCGGAGCGGCGGCCGGGGCGGCCGGGGCGGCCGGGGCGGCCGGGGCAGCCGGAGCGGCCGGAGCGGCCGGAGCGGCGGCCGGCGTCGCCTGCACGCGCTCGGCGGTGATCGACAGCCGGATACGGCCGGTCGACGCGGACACGATGGTGCCGGCGCGCTTCAGGTTGGCGACGGCCGTGTAGCCGAGCCGGATGTAGCGGCGAACCTGACGCGTGCCGTGCGTGACGAATTCGAGCGCGGCGGTATCGTTGCCGTTGTCGGTCGCCCACGATTGGTAGGCGGCGCGCGCGGCTTCCGAAACCCGGACCGCATACGGCATCGTGCGCATGTGGTTCACGATGGCTCGTTCGGCGGCGGCGACGTTGTAGGTGCGGGGCATTTCTGACTCCTCGGTGGTGGCGCCGCGACATGCAGCAGCCGATGACGCATAGTCGCATCAATGCGAATGGCGCGCAAGGGGTTTTTTGCGAAAAACGCCGCCGGCCGACGAACGGTCGATTTCTGGGGATGAACGGCAAACCCCCGGTTTTCGGGGGTGGCGGCCGGAAACCGACCGCGTAGAACGCGCTAGGAACGCTCCGGCGGGAGCGGGTTGGGGTGTAGCACCTGCCCAACCTCGTCCAGCGACCGCGCGACCACGGCCACGCCGCCGGCCGCCGTAACGGCCTCGCGGAACGCCGCCTGCTCGGCTCGCTCGGCGCCGCGCTCGGACTTGACCTCAACCGCGGCGAACACCGCGACGCGGCGGCCGACCATCTCGGGGGTGATCACGATGCTCTGCCAGCCGACGAGATCGGACACCCCGGGCGCCATGCCGTGGAACGGCCGCGGAGCGCCGAGCGTGATCGACGTCGGCGTCCGCTTGAGCGGCTTTCCCGTCCATGCCATGCCGGCGTTCGCGCGCAGCAACCGGCAGGTTCCACGCGAAAACCGGATGAGGATTTCATTCAACAGCGCCTTCTCGCTCATGCCGTGATCTTCTCACGGCAGGAACGGAAAACGCTAGAACGGCATCGGCTGCTCGGGAACGGGACCCAACATCTCGTCGATGCGGCGCGCCGCCGCCATTTCCGCGCGGGAGCGCCGCGGCGCCCGGGTGCGCGTCGTCTGCTCGCCCGGGACCGGAACAATTGCCGGTGCCAGCGTCCCCTCCTCGATGGCGCAATCGACCGCGCGCCGCGCGAACGCCTCGAACACCGGCACCAGCGCACGCGCGTCCTCGGCCGACAACGTGTGCAGCCATGCGGTCGGGTCGCCGCCGAGCGCGACGATGGCGCGCGCCGCCTGCGTGATCACGTTCCCTTGCGCCGGGTCGAGCGCGGGGATCGCGGTGATGGCTTCGTTCGCCGGCATCGGGTCGACGAGCACCGGCCGCGGCGCGCGCGCCGGCCGCGGGAACGCCCGCAGCAACGCGTCGCGCAGCGACATGCGGTCGGCGTCGACCTCGTCGATCAGATCGGCGCGGCCGGTTCCGAGCAGCCGCTCGGCATCGCGAACGTAGCGCGACGTCACGCCGACGAGCCGAGCGACCTCCTCCTGCCCAATCGGCCGCGGGTTGAGCACGTTCGTGTTGTCGCCCGCCGCCGCCACGCCGTAGTCGTGCCGCATGCGCGCCGCAGTCATGGCGCGTTGCGACGGCGACAGGTGGCGCCGGTGGATGTTGTGGGCGAGCACGAAGTCGAGCGCCTCGCGCCGCGTCCCGCTAACTTCGACCGCGGGGATGTGAGCCAACCCCGCCGCGCGCGCCGCGTCGACGCGATGCCGGCCGTCGAGCAGCTGCCCGCCGTAGAGCACGATAGGCGTGAGCACGCCGCGCGCAGCGACGTCGGTCGCCAGCCGCGCGAGATCGCCTTCCGACATGGTCGGCATGAGTTCGGCGAACGGGTGCGGCACCGGGACATCGCGCAACGCAAGGGGAGCCCGCAACGGAACGGTCAGCATGAAAACTCCTTCGGGGCAGACCCCTTGATGAATCGAGCGACGATGCGGCGCCGCGAAACCGTGACCGCGGCGACCGGAGCCGGCGCGGCAGCCGGAGCCGGCGCCTGCCGGCCCGCGACGATCACCGGCGCCCGGGGCGCCGACGGCGTCGCCGCGCGCTCGCCGTGCGGTTGCTGCGACAGCGACACCGTCGAGCGCACCAGCGGGTCAGCCTTGCGGTCGATGTAGTAGCGCACCCCCGTCGGCCGATGCACGACGAACTCGCGCCCCTGCGGGTCGATGCGAATCTCGGTAAAGGATTTCGGCAACGCCATGATCAGTTCCCCCCGGTGATGGAGTCGACGCCGTCAATCCAATCGTAGGTCGACGAGCCCTCGCGCCACTTCGACATCGCGACTTCGCGCCGCGCGCGCCGCGCATCCTCGTCCAGCCATTTCCCGCGGTAGCGCAGTTCGCGCCGGGACGAATCACGCGCGTCGGAAATCGCCGCGTCGAGTTGGTCCTCTGGCATGCGGCAATCGCGGTAGCCTTGCCGGAGCGTCTGCTCGTAGGAAATCGGCGGCTCGTGGCGGTCGCGCCGCGGACCGTTCATGATGTAGAACATCATCTGGCGGTCGCGCTTTTTCCAGCGCAGATCGGCGTAGCGCTTGCCGTAGAAATTCGGGTAGGACTCGAAGCGGTCGAGCGCCGCCTCGTCGGCCGCTTGGATTTCCCAAAGCGCGCACACGACGACGGCGTCCTTCTTCGGGATGACGTCGGCCACCGACCGGAACACTAGCCGGTAGTCGAAAATTTCCACGTTGCCAACGTAGACCGCGGTCGGACAGCGCTGGCGCATGGCGGCGAAATTCGTGTTGGCGCCGTAGGCGGCGTAGAGCAGAGGATATCGGTTCGGGTTCAAGGTTGACTCCGGTGAGTTGAATGAATGCAGCGAAACCATTGTCGCACGATTGCGAACGCCGGTCAAGAGGTCATGCGCACGACGACGATGCCGGCCGCCTCAAGGTCGTGCAGGAACTCGTCGACCGAGCTAACGCGAACGTGGCTCTTGTTCCATTGCATGACGCGGCCGGCGACCGCCTGCATGTAGCGCTTGAGCGACGGCTCCGGACAGCCCCATCCGGACATGCGCATCGCCTGCAGCGCATCGCGCGGCGACGCGCCGACGTAGGCGCGGCCGTCGATGGCTTCGATCACGGTGGCAATCGGCCGGGGAGTGGATTTCATGATTGGCTTCATGGATTAGGCTCCGAAGTGAGCGCGACGGTTGGCGAAAAATTCGGCGGTCGAGCGATCAACCTTCCGGGTGAAATCTTCGAACGTGCCGGCAACCGGAGCAACCGAGCGAACCGACATCGCGGTCGCCATGAACCCGGTGACGAGCTTGACCCACGCGACGATCTTCGCCGCGTCGGTCGAGCCGGCATGCTGGCGGAACTCGACCGTGCCATGCGTCGCCATCGATTGCAGGTTCATCTTGCGATAGCGAAACGGCGAATACTGCACCCGGACGAAACCGCCATTCATCGCCTTGCCGAGCGCCTCAACCGTGCGCGCCGAATCGAGCGTCGAGAATTTTTGTTCGAGCGTCGAGCCAGCGAGGATGTTCACATTCGAGAGCGCGTAGCGGTTGGCATCGCCGCGGCGGCTCGACGCGACGACGGCGTCGAACTGCGACTCATACTTGGCGAACATTTTGCACGCGTTCCGCAGCTGCGCAACCGACGCGCCGCGCGCACCGACGTGAACGTGCAGACCGCAGTCCTTGTTCACGACGCAACCAATCGCGGTCAGGGTGTTGCAGACCGTCGTCAGTTGGGCGATGCCTTCTTCGCCGCGGAGGATCGGCGACACGACCTCGATGCCATTCATGCCGGCCGGAGCATTGCGCCCGAGCGAACCGTCGGTCACGACCTTCCAGCCCGACGTCGTCGCATGCTCGGCGTGGTTGTAAGCCCGCGCCGGGACGCCGGCCGCGTTGAGCTTGGCGGCGATGGCGTCGCGGGTGATCGGCGAGTAGCACTCGATTTCGACGCCGAAGGTGAGAGCGGTTGCAAGCATTTTTGGCTCCGTCTTTTGGCGCCGCGGAATGCAGCGCCCACAAACGAATAATACGCGCCTGCTCGCAAAAGTGCAAGCCGATTATCGCGAAATCGCGACCGGCCGACGAACGGTCATGTTGGCTACAAAAACGGATCGAGCGCCCGCGCCCGGATCGGCGCCGAGCCGGCGGCCGCGAGCGACTGCCCCGCGGCCGCCGCGACCTCGGCGACCAGTTCCTCGGACACCCCGGTGACGGCCCCGCGCAGCATTTGGACGACCTCGGCCGCCGTCGGGTCCCGCTGCCGCAGCCGGGTCAGCAACCCGACGGCGTGCCGGATCAGCGCCACCCGGAGCGGACCGTGCTCCAGCACGACCGACTCCAGCGCATCCGGCGGCGGCAGCCCCTCGATCAAAACGGCGCCTCGGCAACCCCGAACCCCGGACCATCATTCGGCCCCGCGGCGAACGGGTCGACCGGCGCCGGCACCGGCGGCACAAACGGCGCCGGCTCGATCACCGGGGGCGGCACCGCAGCTGCGGCAGCCGGCACCGCAGCTGCGGGCTCGGGCGCCACGGCAGGCGCCGGATCGGCGGCAGGCGCCGGCTCGGCCGGCGTCGCGGCCTTCGGCGGCCGCCCACGACGCCGCGGCGGTTCCGCCCCGGGCGCCGCAGCCGGCGCCGTCCGCTCATTCAGCATCGCCAGCGGGTCCCCGCCGGTCGGCGCCACTTCCGCCGCCCGCGCCGGCGTGACGTCGATCTCGCCCGCGTCGCGGAGTTCGTCCGTGCTCGCCATGCCGGCGAGAATGTGCGCCGCGTAGAGCCGGCCGAAAAACGACGCCGCGCGCCAGCGCAGCATGATCTCCGGCATCGTCTGCCACTTCGACCCGGTGCGGCCGAACCAGCCCTCCTTCTTCGCCATCGCGACCGACACCCACGGCCCCTGCAGTTCCAACCCGGTCGAGAGTTCCACCGACACCGCGCGGCAGCCCCAATCGTCCGCGCCCTCGGTTCCCTTCATCTCGTAGCGCAGCGGCCCGAACAGCCCGCAGCCGTTGATCGCGGCGACGATGAACTGCGCCGACCACGACGGGCGCCCCTGAATCACGTTGAGCCCCTGCAGCACCATCATCGGCGGCAGCTTGGCGCGCATCGCGACGTCGAGCGCGACGAGCACGTTGGGCAGGTTGTCCCGATACTGCGCCGGGACCATCGACGACGCGGCGAGCGCGCGCGCCATCCGCTGTCCATGTTCGAACGCCTGCGGCGACGAGAAAACGCCGCCCTCGTTGCGCGCGGCGACTTCGGTGAAACGCTGCGTCGCCGCAGCGACCGGCAGATTGTCAGAATGATCGGTCATCAGAATCCTTCGGGTGCGCGGGCTTGCGCCCACTTGGGAACGTCGATGGGCATGATCTCGGTCGAGTAACCCGGCCACTCACCGGACGCCGAACAATCGGCGAACAGCGCGAGCGCGCGCGCGATGTCGGCCTCCGCGGCGAACGTCGCGCGGTTGTCGATGCGGTAGAGCGCGGCGCCGTGCGGCGGCTCCGTCTCGACGGCGATGATCACGAACGAATGCGGCACAATGCCTTCGGTTGCGGCGAGCGCCTGCATGTAGAACGCCGCCTGCAGATCGTAGCGGAAATTCCAGATCGACTTCTGGAACGCCCCGCGCGACGCATCCGGCGTGGTCTTGATGTCGACGAGAAACGAACGGTCCGGAGCGACGAGGTCGGCGCGCGCCTTGCAATCGACGCCGGTCTCGCCGTCGGTCCAGAGCATCGAAACCTCCGGCATGCACGAATCGATGATGGCCCGCGCGCGCGGGTGCTGCGCAACCGCAGCGGCGCAGTTCAGCGCCCGCGCGTAGTCCTCGTTCTTGATGGCGATGCGGCCGGCGGCCCGCTCGTTGAATTCGGTCCACCATGCCTTGCCCGCGGTCGAGCGCCGGTCCGGAGCTTCGTCGGGGATGACGATGAACGCCGCCTTGCGCTCGTCGGGCTCGTCGAGCAACAGCGAATGCACGACCGAGCCGAACTGCATCGCCGCGGACGGTTCCATCGGCGCCCGCAGCCATTCGCGGTAGTGCGCCGGGGATTGCAACAGCCGCTTGATCGCGGTCTGCGAAAGCCGGGACAGCGCGTGGTATTCGCGCGCCGGCATGTCGAAACTCAACATTTGACCTCCCAAGTGAACGAATCCGATGTTAGCTCGCGTCGCGCGCGGTCGGCAACGGCTCCGGCGAAATATTTTCGCGCGGCGAGAATCCTTCGGGGATGACGCACGCCGCGGTCGGGAGCGACCACACTAGCGTGCAATCGGGATAGGGGAGCGCGAGACAGTTCTTCGCCTCGTCGCCCATCTCCCCGAACGCATCGAAGTGCCAGCGGCAGTTGCCGCAAATCTTCGCGATGGTCATCGCGGGAGCGCGTCGACGTAACGTTCCAGCTTGCGGAAAATGTCGAACGCGCGCCCATACTTCTCACGGCGATCTTCCGGAACGCGGTCGGGATGCAGCAACCCGAGGATAAAACGGTAATCCTCTTTCGTGACCAGCGGACGAATCCCCGAGATCAGGCGCGCGTAATTTTCGGCGGCCTCTTGCTGCTCCGTGGCGCGGCGAGTGTATTCTGGCACCAGTTCGCGAGCGCGCGCATCGGAGTGCATGAGAAATTCTTCCTGCAACTGCCGGTGCTTCGCGTCGAACGCCGCTTGCAGTTCCCGTTGCTTCGCATCGAACTCCCGCTGCAACCGCCGCGTCTCGGCGGCAATGGCGCGGTCGAGCGCCGCCTGCGGCCCGCGCGGCCCGGAGCGAATCTGCTCCAACGCGGAAGCGTCAACCTGCGCCGCGAGCGACGGGATCGTTGCAATCGCGATATCCGCAATGCGCTCGGCTTCCGCGACCGGCAGCCGCTGCGAGAGCGAGCGCGACTCCACGCCCGCGGCCGCCTCGATCTCGCGGCGCAATTGCGACGCGTGACCGAATGCATGCGGCAACGCCGCGCCGCGCGCAGCGAGCGCTTCCGCGACATTCATGCGCGGCCCGGAAGGGCGAGCAGCCCGCGGAACGCGAACGGGCTCGGGCTCCGGTTCCGGCGTTGGCACGGCCGCCTGCGGGATAACTGGCCGAGCACCGCGCGGCGGAACGTGATCGCCGCGCGGCGGAATCGGCTCGGCGGCGGCGGCGCGTTGCTCCCGATGCCGCTGCGCCCGTGGAGTCTGCGAACGCGGAGCGGCGCGCTCGGTCGTCGACCGGCGTTCGCTTGCGGGGAGCGCGGCGATCAACGCCTGCGCGGCGCGCTCCGACTCCGGCCGCTTCGACTCCCACGCGAAACGATGCAGCGCGAGTTCCATGCGCTCCCTCGCGCGTCGCGGACCGCCGGCCAATTCGGCGGCGGTGCCGCCGGATTGGCCGCTCCACCGGACCTCGGCGCAGCGGCGCGAAAACTCGCCGCGCGGCGTCGATTCCTTGAGCGCGAGCAACTCGTCGCCCGACTTGGCGAGCGCCTGCACGCGAGCGAATCCACTCGCGGCGGCGGCGGCTTCGTGTTCGTTGACGCGAGCCCACCGGGCGGCGTCGATGTTGGTGACTTCAGCGGTAGCATTCATGGTCATGATTAGGTGCCGCCGCCCGTTATTGGCGAGCGGCGGCAATCCCTACTACGATGCGACCGGCTCCGCGGCCGACTGCGCCGCGGGGTTCTGCGCAGCGGCGCTGCGCGCTTCCTGCCGCGCGAGCCGCAGCTGATACGACTGCGAGTGATGCCCGGTCAGCTTCCCGGTCTTCGCATCGACCTCGTATTCACGACGCAAAACGCCGTCGAGAATCTGCGACTTCCGAAACAGCGACACGCGCTCGTCTTCGAGATCGCGCCGCAGGTGCGGATACGCGGCAGCGATCAGCGCTTCGACCGCCTTGATGTTGTCGCCGACCTTGTGGCCGGTGACGCTACCGTTCGCCTTAAAGGGCGAAATGACGCGAGCGATCTCGGGAATCGAGAGCGCCGCAATCATCGCCGCACGCACGTTCTTCTCCGGCGACTCCGGAGCGCGAGCGTGATGCAGCGTCGGCACGAACAGGTTGCTAGTTGTCATGGTGCCATTCCTGAAACTCGTTCGTGAACCGCACGAACAACGGTTGCCGTGGGACCGCACGACGCGGGTGCTTCTACTGATTGCCGCGGAACCGCCGCGGCGCGGACACTTCAACAACGGAACCGATTGTATATCACTCGGCGCCGAAACGCAACCGATTCTTTCGATGATTCGCAAGCCTGCACTTCGGGGAGCAAAACAGCGCGAGCGTGATACCCGTAAACATGCGCCCGCAAAACCGACAAGGCTTGCGCGATACCTTTCGCATGGCGCCCAATTCTGCCGCCGGATGTTTTCCCTTGCTCATGCCGCACCCCCGTTCGCCCGCCCCGCGCGCGCCCGCATCATGCGAAACACCCATCCGGGTTTGTAGCCGCGCCGCTCGGCCAGCGCGCGCAGTTCCGCCTCGGTGCGCGCCAACCCGATTTCCCGACTCCGCGCCAACCGCCGCTCGGCGATCATCTCCGGCGTGAGTTCGATCAACTCGCCCGCGACCTCGTCGATCTCGCGCTTGCGGGTTTCGGCCACCGGGAACGCCGCGCCGCAGTTCGTGCAAACGCGCGAGCCCGACGCGGACGCCGCGAAACACGACGGGCAAACGCGGACCCCGGGCGGCTCGTCCCGCCGCTTCCGACCGTCAAGCGTCCAATCGCGCTCGTCCTGCGGGAGCCCATGCCGCGTCGTGTTCTCGGCATGGTCGAGGATGAACGCGTGCGGCTTGCCCGGAGCCGGCCGCAGCGCCCGCCCGACTTGCTGCAGGAACAGCGACTCGGACTGCGTCGGGCGCAGCAACAGCGCGGCGCCGCAGACCGGGACGTCGAAGCCCTCGCTGACGAGGTCGACGCTCACCATGACATCGAGCCGACCCTCGGCCAGATCGGACACGACCGACATGCGGTCGACGTCGGACATCGCGCCATCGATGCGCCGCGCGCGGAACCCGCCGCGCCGGAACGCGTCGACGACGGCATCGGCGTGCGCGAGCGAAACGCAAAACGCGATAGCCGGGACCCCGGGGCAAATCCGCCGGTAGTGCGCGACGGCATCGCCGACGACGCGCGTATCGCGCACCGCCTCGTCCATCTCGCCGCGGTTGAAATCGCCGGCCGTCGTGCGCACCCCGGTCATGTCGGGATTGACCTCGGCGACGAACACCCGCGGTTGCGCAAGGAACCCGCCGTCGATCAACTCCTGCATCGACGGCCCCTCGATCAGCCGGTCGAAGTAGCCGCCCGAGCGCACGCCTAGCCCCTTGCCGTCGAGCCGCTCCGGCGTCGCGGTGACGCCGAGCAGCCGCGCGTTCGGGAACGCCTCGATGATCTTCTGCCACGTTCCGGCGACGGCATGATGCGCCTCGTCGACGATGACAAGGTCGGGCGGGGCGATGCGCTGCAGCCGCCTGACGACGGTCTGCACCGACGCGACCTGAACATGATGCCCGGTCATCCCGGGCGCCCCCGCCACGATGCAGCCATGCGGAACGCCCCACGCCGTCAGCGACCGCGACGCCTGCCGCAGCAACTCCGCGCGGTGGACGAGGATCAGCACGCGCTTCCCGCGCTCGACGGCGCCCTTCGTGATGTAGGAAAAGACCAGCGTCTTCCCCCCGCCCGTCGGGAGCGCGTAGAGCGGCGCGCGACAGCGGTCGCGATAGGCAGCCCGCAGCGCATCGACGCCGGCCCGCTGATACGGCCGGAGTGAGAAGTTAACGTGCATCGCCCGCCTGCGCTTCGATACGGTCGAGCGCCGCCAGCAACGGCCGGAGCACGCGCAGCGTCGGCAGGGTTTCGCCAGCGAACCAACGGTAGACAACGGACTGATGCACGCGCGGAGTCGTCTGCGCGCAGACTTCGCCGACGGTTACACCGGCGCCGTCAATGCGCTCGCGCAGCTTCTCGACAAACGGGTCCAGCTTCGGTTTCTTGGGCGGCATGACCGCTCTCCTGTGGGTGATTGACCGAGCGAAGTCTACGCGAAAATGCGAAACAACGCAACGGTGCGACCGGCAATCGTTCCGGTGCAAAAGAAAACGCCGGCCGAAGCCGGCGTTCCGCGGAGCACGTCCGGTTACTGCGCGGCCACCGGCGACAGCCCGACGATGTGCGACCGGACCGATGCCGCCGCGGCGTAGACCTCGCGCACGCGATGCTCGATCATCGACGCCTCCTGCACCGCGTTCGCCTTGAACAGCGATTGCGTCTTGCGGTTCAACTCGTCGGCGAACGCCCCGAGCGCCCCGAGCGCGAGCGCGGAGTCGGCGACGTTCGACAGCCCGTCGGAGCCGAGCAACGCGACGACGCGCCGAGCGTCGCGCTCGGTTTCGATGGCGGCGGTCCGGATGTTGGCATCCTCGAACCGCTCGGCCAGCTGCGCGATGAGCCGATACTTCTCGGCCATGAACAGCAGAGCGGCGGCGATGACGTTGAGGTGATTGCTGATGGTCATGTGAAACTCCTTGGTGGAAGTGGAATGCGCCCCCTTGAATTCGAGCGCAAACGGATGATACAATTCGCAGCGATGCGTGTCAACCCCGACTCGCACAAACAGGAATGACATCATGCCCGATATCGGATTCGACCCCCGCCACTACACGACCCCGCGCCGCGACACGACCCCGGGCGCCATCTACGTCGAGGATGACCGCCCGCGATGGGTGATCCCCGTCGTCATCCTCGCGATGCTGCTGCTCGCCGCCGCGGTCGTGGCGACCGATTGCGGCGACGTCTGGTGCTGGTAGACTGCCGGGGAACGCAACCCCGGGAGCGCCCGCCATGACCCCGCACCGCCTCGCCGTCGCCCTCCTCGCCGCCGCCTGCTGCGGCCCCGCCGCCGCCGCGCCGGTGACCATCCTGCTCTCCGGCGGCCCCGCGCAGAGCACGCGCATCGTCGAAAGCCGGAGCACCAGCGACCGCGTCAGCTTCCCCGGGACCGGCGCCACGCCGCCATTGCTGCCGTCCCTTGCGGACGCCGCCGTCGACGCCAAGCCGGTGAAGCAGAGCAAGTCGTCGTCGACCAGCGCGGGGCGCGACCGGCGCCCGTTCGCCTTCCTGAAGCAGCTGCAGCGGACCTCCGACGATGCCACCGCGGTATGGGCGAACGTAGCCCACGGTGGCCCCGCCACGCCCGCAGGCGACGACGACTGACCCTACCGCACCCCCCAAAGAAAACGGCCGCCCGAGGGCGGCCGTCCTCTTTTCAGCGGCGAACGCTTACGGGGTGATGAAAATCCCGAGCACGTTCGTGGTGCCGAGCGCCGCGCCCGCGCCGGCTTGCTGACCGAGCGAAGCCGACGTCTGCAGCGCCGAGCCGAGCGACCCGCCGAACGACGAGCCCGCCGTGTTGCCGGTCGAGCCGCTGGCGACGGTCACGCCGCCATTGCCGATACGACCCGCGCCAGCCGCGGCATTGCTCGCCGAGCCCTGCGTGGTGTTGCCGGCGAGTCCGAAGCCAGCGGAAGCCGAGCCGGCGAACGACGTGCCGGTGACGGCCGACTGCGCGCCGGTTTGGACCGTGCCGGTTTGCACGCCGAGCGTGACCGCACCGGCGTTGACCGCGAACAGCGCGGCAACAGCTGCGAAGATGATGCGCTTCATGGTGAATCCCCTTGCAAGAGAGAGTGACGAGTGCCGCGATTGCCCGCGCAGCGTCGGGTGGTGAAATCCTACTCCGTCGGCGCCTTCGATTCCAGCGCGGCGACGACGGCGACCAGCGCGGCCTTCACCGCCGCCTCGGCCGCCGCAACCTTCGCCGGATCGTAGGGCCCGCCGGAATTGTGCTCCGCGATCACCGCGGCGATCTTCTCGGCCGCATGCTTCGCTTCGCGCATCTGGTGGAGCGTCATGGTTACGTCCCGGTCCCGGTCGCTCCGGTCGCGCCGGTCGGCGGCTCGGCCACGCCGGTCGCTCCGGTCGCGCCGGTGCCGCCCCCGGGCGGAACCGGGACGGCGATCTGCGGCGGATACGGGTCGGCGTGCGTGACGCCGAACTTGGCCTTCCACGCCGCGAACAGCGACGCGGCCGAAGCCCCCGCCGCGTCGGTTATGGCTTTGACTTTCTCCGAATTCGCGACCTGCGCCTCGGTGTAATCGATCAACGCTGCAGCCATGTCTAGCCCTCCTTCCGTTGCTTGATCACGCCGGCCCATGCGGAGCGCAGCGCCTCGTTGTTCATCCTGATCGCGGCGACCATGCGCGCGACCAGAGCACCCGCATCCGACGCGACGTGAGCCCGCTCCGGCGCCACGCCATCGTCGAACAACCCGGAGCGGCGCCGACCCGCACGCCGCGACCGGGTGTCGAGATCATCAACGCCCACGCGGGCTCGCGAAGTTCTGGACGATGATGTCGCGGCCCTCGTAGCCGGTCTGGTCGACCGGCGCCGCGGTGTTCGAAACCTGCTGCCACGCGCCGTTCTGCCAGCGGTAGTTAGGACCCGGTGGCGGCGACGTCGGTTCATCCTTGCTCGACTTCGGCGCCTCCTTCGAATCCTTCGGCGCATCCTTCTCGCCCTTGTCCGCGGCCGGAGCATTGGCGGCCGGCTTCGACTGCTTCGGCGCCTCCTTCTGCCCCTTCATCGTGTCGCCCGCGGCGAGATCGCGCTCGGCCTGCGCGACGTTCATCGCGATGGCCTCGGCCTTCTTGCAGAGCGCCGGAGCGCGCGCCGCAACCTCGGCGTTGCCGCAGAGCAACGAAACAGCGCTGGCGTTCTCGTTGAGCGCCGACAGCATCCGCGCGTTCTCGCGCCGGGTGCATTCGGGATCGATCACGCCGCCGCCGAGCGCCACGCCGAACCCCATGCCGGAAACGCCGCCTTGATAGGTGGCGAAACACGGCGTCGTCGGGTTCATCACGCCGAGCGACATCGCCGGAGCGTATTTCAGCTTCTGCTCGGACGGGGTGTCGTTGTCGAACGTGATCTGGTTCGCGTTGCCGACGAGATTCGAGTTGCCTTGCTGCTGCGCCTGACCCTGCCGACTCGACGCCGACTGCGACTGCCCCTGATCCTGACCCTGCGCCTGCCCTTGATTCTGACGCTGGTTCGATTGGGCGGCGGAAAGCGAACCCGACTGCGAGTTCGCCGTGCTCGCAGAATTGCTCTGCGCATTCGTTTCCTGCGCGGCCGCGGGGAACGCCGCAAACAGCGCGGCGAGCAACAGCCCGGAATAGATGGTGGATTTCACGAAACCTCCCTATGGTATGGCCGACGGCCGATGAGAATCTTGCGCTATTCGGAAATGAAAAGCAACGGCCCCCCGGACGTTCCCGAGCCCCCGGAAGCCGTCCGATATTGCACCTGCGTCCGCACCTGCGAGATGACCAGATTGTTACCGGCCGGCGCCTGATTGCTGCTGGCAACCTGCGCCACAATCGACAGCATGAACCCCGACCCCTGCTTGACCTCGCGCAGCGTGTCCCGGGTGACGCCGCGCGCCGCCAACTGCGCCTCGGTGATGGTGAACGAAAGCACCTGCGTTCCGGCCCCCGGAGCCGGCGAGCCGCCGCCGCCGCCAACCTGCTGCGCGTTGGTCAGCACGCCATTAAAATGCCCGTTGTTCGTCCACGCCACCGAAACGTCGATGGCATTCGGGCTTTGATTCATGCCGTGGATTTGCACATCCAGCCGCGTGATCGTCGCGCCATCGGGGATGTCGGCCCAGTTCGCGTAGCAGAACGCGGTGAGGAACTTCGACCGCTCGCCCTGCACCCCCTGCTGCGAGAGCGTCGTCGAATACGCCGACGCGCCGCCACCGACCCATGTTGCCCATGCCGTTCCCGGGTTGTCGGAGTCGAGCAGCAGCTGCGCCGCGTAGAGGTAGTCGGACCCGAGCCAGCCGGTAACCGCCCCGGGCGGCAGCGTGCCAGCCCCGCCCCCGGATGGCGGCGGAGTATCGCCGGCCGGTGACCAAGTGATCGACGCGCCGGTCTGCCCCGGGGCGAGGAACCCGCGCAGCGTGACGCCGCCGGTGGAACCTTCCGCGAGGTAGGCTTGGATCTCCACCGCGCCGCCTTGATCGCGGACCAGCTGCGATGTCTCGTCGTTGTTCAGGTAGAACGTGAACGAGCCGCCGCCGCCCGCGACCTTCGACGAATACGAGCCGAGCGGAATCACACGGCGCGGCGCGTTGCCGACGTTCGTGACCGCCGTCAGCGTCACGATCTGACCGTCGAACGTCGCCGCCGATTGCGAGATGGAAACGGTGAACTTGGCCTGCCCCGCCTGCGCATCGTTGGGGATGGCCGGCGTCGGTTCGAGCGCCCATCCGAAAATCGGCTTCGGGCCGCGGTCGACGTTCGAGACTGTCTGCGTCGTCGACGCCGTTTGCGCCGGCAGGTTGGAAGTGGTCGCGGCCATCAGTAGATCGCGGCGTTGCAATGAAAGATCGACGACTGCGCATCCCACCAAAACGAGATGACGGCTTCCTTGCGCGCGCCGGCCGCAAGATCAGGTGCAACGCCAATCGCGTAGCCGGGGAATACCATGTTCGCGGACGCGGTGAACGCGCCCAAGTTCGTCCCGCGCACGCGCATGCGGTAGATCACATTCGGATTCGGCGTCGACGCGAACGTGACACTCCACGGCCCGCTGACGTTGACCGCCCATTGTGCGCCGTTCTTCGGCTCGATGGTGACGACGCCGGTGCCGTTGAACACCTGCTCGGTCGTCTGGTAAGACGCGGCGCGATGACTCGACCATTGCGGCCCGCCCCAAAAGATCGTCGTCCCGCCATCGGCCAGCCGCGCAATGACGCTCGACGTTGCGGTGACCCAAGCCATCTGTGCGTTCGCCGCCGGAGCGCTGCCCTGCGCGACGATCTGCGACGATGGTGCCGAAGCGTCGACCGCGGTCGCCGACGCGGCGAGCAACCCCGCCCCGAGAATCTGGATGCCGTTGCGCGACACCAGCACGCCGGTATTGCGCTTGAAAATAATCGCGTCGCCAATCAGCGCGCCGGCATCGTTGTAGCGGTAGAACCGCAGATCGTTGCCGGCCTCGGAGCCGCCTTCGGGTTGCCCGTCCGTGGCGACCGCCCACCGAATCGCCGGCGTGCCACCCGCGCCGCCGGTCGGGTTGACCCAATAGGAACCGATGCCGCCCGCGCCAACCGCCGCCGGGAAATTGATGTTGCCCGACATCGTGCCGCCGGTGAGCGGCAGGTAGCCGCCGCCGCCGAGCGCAAGGAACCGCGCGTCGATGCCCTGAAAGTTCTCGCGGATTTGATCAATCGCCGCTTGCCGCGTCTGATCGATGGTCGGTTTGTTGTAGTCGACGGCCATGTTAGAGCCCCTTGAATTGCCACGAAGCGCGGCCGGAAGTCGGCTGCCCCGCCGAGTTGAACAGCTTGACCGTGATGGTATTCGGAACGCCGCCCCCGATCACGATATTGTCGACGCGCGAGTAAACCGCGGTCGACGCGCCGTCGCCGATGATCGACGCGAACGCCGACTCCCACGACGAGTAACGATTCACCAGCGGAACAATTGCCGCCCCGCCGGCCGGAACGTCGACGGTCCCGCTCTCGATGGTCGGCACCGTCGAGTAGAGCAGCTGCCACGTTTGCGTCGTGCGGACGATGGTGCCGGCATCGACCTCGATGCGCAGCTTGGCCCACCGCCCGCTCCCGGTCAGCGACGGGACCTCGGTGAACGGCCCCGCCTGCGTATCGGCGAGCAGCAGCTTCAGCCGGTAGCCATTCGACGGCCCGCCGATGACCTCGATGTTCCCGAGCAGCTGCCAATCGCCAGCCATGATCTGCCCGACGTCAATCGGCCCCGATTCAATCCACGCCGGGACCGTCGACGGCAACGCGATGATCGTGTCCTTGAGCGAGTCGTCGAACCGCCCGACCGCGTTGTCGGGGTTGTCCGCGCCGTCGCCCCACAAGCCCGCGGGGTTCGTGTTGACCATGTAGACCACGCCGCCCGCGGTCCATTGATCGAAGTTCTGCGAAGTGTAGGGAGCGAACGGCCACGGCCCCCGGGTGATGATCTGCCCGCCGTCGTGCGCAACCGTCACCCGCTGCCGCGTATCGCGCGCCGACAACTGCCCCGCCGTGTCGCGCGCCCGGATGGAGTAATCCCAAACGCCCTCCGGCTGATTGAACGCCACGAAGGAATTCGCGTCGACGTCGGTGACCGGAACCATCTGCGCCCACGTCGCGCCGGGAACGCCGCGGCGAATCTCGAACCCCGCAAGGTCCGGATCGGTCGGCCGCGTCCAGTTCATGAACACATCGCCGCCGGCTTCGACCGCAAAGAACGCCGGGACATCCCCGGGCGGAACGTCCTTGCCGACGACGGTGAACGGCGTCGACGTGACCTCGTTGCTCACCGCGCCACTCGGCGAGATCGCGCGCACCGAGAGGTAGTAGGTCCCGCCGACCGCGAGCGGATAGCTTTGAAACGACGGGAGCGCCGTCGTGCGCGAATCGACGACGACCTGCGCCGCCGGGTTGGTGACGTTGTAGAGCGTCGTCTGGAACGCCGAGTGCGCCTGCGTCGGACGCGCCCAATCGAACGCCAGCTGCGACAGCCAAGTGCCGTCGCCCTGCAGCGTCGACACCTCGCGCACGTTGACCGGCGGCACCATCACCGGCGGATCGAGCGTCGGAATCATCCCGCCCGGATTCAGCGGCGGCGGATCGACAATGGCGACCCCGTCGTAGATCGAGTCGGCGTAGGATTCCGCCTCGATGGACCAGCGACCGAAGCCCTGATCGGCCACCCGCGTCAACCGGAACGGCGCGTTGATCCCGTAATCCGGCAGCTGCACCGTCACCACTTCGGCCTGCTGCAGTTCCATCCCGGGATCGAACGCCGCCCATGCAAGCTCGGTCGTCGCCACGGTGAATTGATTCTGCCGTTCGAGCGCATCGCGCGCCGCCTGCTCCGGCCGCGTGATCCCCGGCATCGCAAGCACCGACTCACGCCGGCCCGCGCCGGTTGCGACGCGCGGAGCATACTGCCGCCGCGTCTGAAAATTCTCCGGCACCGAGACATCGGTGTAGGCAATGCCGACGTCGGTCGGAATGTCGCGCAACCGCGCCCGCGAAATCTTCAGCGACCCCTGCAGCATGTCGCCGTAGCTCACCAGCCGCGACGGCGTCGACCGACGCAACGGCTTGAAGTAGTAGACCCCGCCCCGCTCCCACAAAGCGCAGCCGGTGTAAGCCTGCATGTGAGCGATGATGTCTTCTACCTTCTGCGACTCGACGAACGCAATCGCGATTTGCTTGCGCCGCTGGCCGTCGACATCCTCGTCGCAGAAGTTCGCCGCGTCGATCAGCGACGCTTGATCGACCAGCCGCCCCGCGCCGAACTTGTCGTTCGTGATGAAATCCGCAAGGCAGAGCGCCGGGTTTGCGCTAAACACGGTGGTGTTCGAGCGCGGGTCAAACACCTTCCGCCCCGCCACGGTGGCCGAGATATTCGGGAACGCGTTCAGCTTCAGCGTCGGCGGGAGCGACAACCGAACGTAGGCGACGTCAGGCATCGCATCCGCGAACGTCACGCCGACGCTTGCATACGCCACGACCGACGACGGGTCGACCGTCTGCGTCGGCGTGCCGGTGTAGAACTGCGCGTTCAATTCGGCCGGCGCGTAGCCCTTGCCGTCCATCTCAAGCGTCGACAGCAACTCCAACTCGCCGTGACCGATGACGCCGAGGATGTTCAGGAACCCGGCCTGCACGATCAGCCCGACAATCGCCAGCCCCACGCGCACCGGCGTGCCGTAGACAATCGGGATGACGGCATTCGCGCCCGCGATGCTGCGCGCACTCCACTCCACCGGCCGCGCCGCCGCGTTGACGCGCCCCGCCGACGGCGAGTTGACGTCGACGATCTCCCACACTTGCCCGTTCGCGACATAGACGTTCTTCGGAATCGTCGCCGAGTTCCAATAGCCGTGGTGCGCAAGCAACGCAAGCTCGGCGTCGGTGAAGCGGTTGCCGCCCCCCGATGGCCGGTTGGGGATGATGCTCATGGGAATTGCTCTAGACTCAATTCAGCCGAGTAGACATCCTTGCCGACCTGCCGGAACACCGGCGGCCGGGTGATGATGGCAGAGATCGCCGGCCCGGAGCCGTGCGGGTTGAACTCAATCGGCAGCCGCCGGTTCGCCTTGTAGAACGTCCACAATTCCGCGCGCTCGTGCGCGGTGAGGTAGGGATGCACGATGCGCCACATTTGCTTCGGCTCGACGTAGAACGCGCGCGCGCGCCCCGTCCCGTCGATGGCGCGATCAATCGCGAGGTCGTCGGCGTAGTCGAGCGTCGACGCAAAGCCGACGCACTTGATCGGGTAGCGATTCGCCATTACCGTTCCGCCTCCAGCGAAATCGTGCGCCCGCCCCATTCGAACTTCAGCCCCGGGGGCGGCAGCACCGAAAAACCGTTCTCGACGTTGATGACCGTGCGCGGCGCATAGATTTTCGCGGCCGACGATTGCCACAATTGGACCGTGATGTTGCTCACCAGATCAGAGATGCCGTCGATGAAACCATCGAACATCTTCAGCACCGTGTCAGGCGTCGGGACCTCGCCGTAGAAAATCCACACTTGCGCCCGCGCGTTGTAAATGTCGCCGGAAGTCATGAGTCGCGCAATCGCCGGGTTCCCGCCCGGGAGCACCATCGCCGAGCCGCGGAACTCCCACCCGCCCGGGACCCATTGATGCCCGTCGTAGGAAAACGGCCCGCGCGTGGTGTAGCGCAGCGTGCCTGACGGCAAATCGAGTTGGAACAGGTAGCCCGGGAGCGTGACCGGCTTGTGCAGTTCCGATACCAGCGGAACGGGCAACGTCATCCCGTCACCTCGTAGTCGATGCGACCATCCTCGACGGTGATATCGACCTGCACGCCGCGCGCCGCGGTCGCCGCAATCGTGTCGGCGCCCGCGGTGAAATCCTCGCCCGCCTTGCCGAACTTCTCGACGATGGAATCGAGCGCCGACTGAATGAACTCGCGGTCGGTCTGCCCCGCCTCGATCAGCACGTCGGCCATCGCGTCCAGCTTCGATTGGACCGAGCCGTTCACCATCTCGATCTGCGCGAGGTATTCGCCGGCCGCCGCCTTCTGCTCTTCCGGCGAGAGCATGCCGAAGCTGCGCTCAAGCAGGGAGTTCAACAGGTCCGCATACTTGGCGACCTCGGCCGGGTCGGTGGCCGTCTGCAGCGCCTCGAACGCCGCCTGCGCCTGCCGCTGCAGATCGGCATAGAGTTCGTCCTCGGTCATCACCGACTCGCGAATCCGCTGCGCCGTGTCCTTGAACATCGAATCGACGTCGGCCTTCAGCGCCTTGATCTGCGCGATGACCGTGACCATCGCCCGCGCATAATCCGCCGACGCCGCGGTGAGTTTCTTCGTCGAGTCGAGCGTGCCGTCGAACGAGTCGGTCAGTTCCAACAGCGACTCGCGCGACTTGATGAAAACGTCGTAGGCGGTCTGCCCCGCCGCGGCCAGCATCTCGTCGGCCGCCTTCATCGGGTCGCCCATCGCGTCAAAAACGTCCGTCAACTCCTTGACCGCATTGGCAAAATCCAACGCCTCGCGAACCTGCTCTTCGGACGCCGTGCTCGCGACGACCGAGTTCAACGCGGCCGCGACCGCCGCCGGGAATTCGGACGCCTGCAGCGCCGACAGCAACGCCCGCTGCGATTCCAGCTGCAGCGCCGCTTCGAGCGCAGCGTCGTCGCGACCGACCGACTGATCCCAAACCCGGTAGGCGTCCGACCCGTTGACCTGCGCCAGCACCTTCAGCCGGTTCTCGGCGGTGCCTTTCGGGTCGGTGTCGAAGCCGATGCCGAACGCGAGCGAGCCCTTCCCGCCGAGCGCCTTCAGCGTGTCCTCGTAGGCGCGCGTAACGCCCTTCGCGATGTCGCCGACCATCGCGTCCGCGGTCGCCGGCGTGAACAGGCGGCCCGACGAATCCAGCCCGCCGGTGACGAGGTCGCCGATGATCGCGGACCCGCCGCCCTTCGGCCCGCCCCGCTTGAACGCGCCGAGCGCCGACGCAATCGCCACCGCGCCGGCAATCCACGGTGCCGCCGCGCCGATCATCCCGAGCGCCCCGGTCATCGCGCCGCCGGACAGGGACGACCCGAAGCCCAAGCTGCCGAGCATCCCGCCCAAACCGCCATTACCGCCGCCGAGCATCCCGCCGAGGTTGCCGAGCAGCCCGCCGCCGCCGCCGCCCGCGCCGCCGCCGCCGGTGATCCCACCGATGATCGAGTTCACGCCGCCCGCAATCGGCTGCACGATGGCCTGAATGATCGGCCGCAGCACCAGCGTGTTGAACATGTTCTTGAGCGTCTGCGTGAAATTCTTCGCGAAATCGGCGCCCGACTCGAACCCGCGCAGCAACGCATCCGTCAGCGAATCGCGAATCGAATCGGACGTCTTCTGCCATTCGTCCTTCGCCTTCTTCGCGCCCTCCTCCATCGCCTTCGCCGCGTCGCCTTTCGCCATCGACTCGCGCACCATCCGCAGCGCCTTGATCTGCTCGTCGAGCGCGGCATTGACCTCGGCGACGCCATCGCCGAACAGCACGTTCCCCTTCTGCGCCTCCAGCGTGGCGATGCGATAGTCGATCATCTCCGACGCGGTCAGGTTCATCGTCTCGGCCTGACGCACCAGCCCGTTCGTCGTTTCCTTGAGCGACCGCACCATCTTCGCAGAACTGCTATCAAGGTCGTTGAACTTCAAGGAAAATTCGGCGACGTGCTTCAGCGGCGTGCGCAGCGCAGCGTCGAGATCGGCCATCGCCTTCTTCGTCTCGGACGCAAGTTTCTTCGCGGCATCGGTCGCCTTCTTGTTCGATTCCGCGGTCTTGTCGAGTTCGCGCGTGACCTTCTGCATCGACGCCGCCTGCGCCGCCGACGCGCTCCCGGTGTTGTCGATCAGTTCCTTGATCGCCTGACCAGCGCGCACCGACGACGCGGCCATCTCGTCCATGCCCTTCGAGAACGCGACGCCGACATCGCCCCATCGCCCCTCGGCAATGGCCGACATCATCTTGCCGAGCGTGCCGAGCGCGATGAGCACCAACCGCACCCCGTTGGTCAAGCCGACGAACGCGATACTGACAGCCGCAATCACGACCCGCATGCCATCGCCAGCCGCGCTCGCGCCATTCATTTCCTTCGACACGTCGAGGATGTAGCTCGCCATCGTCTGCAGCGTCGGCAGCAACGCCTCGGCGATGCGCATGAACCCGCCCTGCATCACCGTCGAAACCATCGTCAGCGTGTCGTTGAACGCCTCGGCCGCCTTCGCCGCCTCATCGGAAACGCCGTAGTATTCCTGCCAGAATCCGATCTGCTGCTGCAGCGCCTCGCTGCCCTGATTCAACATCGGGATCAGGTTCGCGCCCGCCTTGCCGAACAACTCCGTCGCGATGGCGACCTTCTGCGCGCCGTCCTGCATCGTCGCGAAACGGTCGGCGACCTGCTTGATCACTTCGGTCGCCGGGAGCATGCCGCCGTTCACCGTGTCGCGAATCTGCACGCCGAGCCGCTTGAACATGTCGACTTGCTTCTCGCCACCGTCGTAGGCGAGCGTCATCGCCTGCGACAGCTTCTTCACCGCGACGTCCATCTCCTGCGTCGACACCCCCGCGAGTTGCGCCGCGGCGCGCATGCCGCCGAGTTCGTTCGCGGTGACGCCGGCAACCTGCGCCGCCTTGCCGAGCGCGTCCGCGTAGTCGATGGCGTCCTTGATCTGCTTCCCAAACGAACCGATGGCGGCGACGCCGACCATCGCACCGATGAAACCCTTCGCCGCGCTCGCCGCCGCCGAAAACGTCTTGGTGACGTTGCGCTCGAATTGCTTCGCCTGATAGCTGGCCTTGTCGAGCCCGCCGACGAACTCGGCCGTGTCCAGCGCCAGCGAAGCGACCAGCCGACCGAGCGATGCCATCAATGACCTCTGCGGATAATGTGCTTCGGAACGTGCTGCGAAGCCTTGAAGAATTCCCGATGGAACCGTTCAGCCAGCTGCGCCGACGTCTCCTCTTTCGCTTCCGCCCGCTCGAAAAACGGCATGAAATCGAGCGGCGTGGTGCGCCGCCCCTTCAACGCCGCGACCGCAGCTGCGATGATGCCGGCGCGAATGTCCGCGCGGATTTCGCCGAACGGTTCCTTCGCGGCGAACATCATCCACTCCTGCATCTCGACCGCGGTCATCGTCTGCTCCAATTCGCCCACCGTCTTCCCGAGCGCCAACGCCAGCCGGAACAAAAACCGGCGTTGGTCCGTCAGTTTCCCGCGGCGCCCCCGGTGGTCAACCCGTTGACCTTGTTCGCCGGTTCCATGATCGCGCGCACATAAGGCCACGGCAACGCCATGATCTCGGCCAGCGCCTCGGCCGAATTCGGATCGTAGACCGGCGAGCCGTCCTCGTTCACCAGCACCCGCGCCAGCGCCCGCGCAATCGCCGGCCGGTTGTCGCCGTCCTTCGTGTCGTCGGTCTGTTCGAGAATCTCGCCAACCGTCAGCATCCGGACGAACACCGGATCGGCCAGCCCTTCGACTTGAACGCGCACCGGCTTCGGTGAAGCGGCCGCGCGGAGCATCTCACGAATGTTCATGACTTCCTTTCAGGTTAGGGGGTGGGGGTGACTACGTTCTGCACCTTCGAAACGCGCAACACCGGATGCGCCGGGTCGGCCTTCGTGATCTGGACGGTGAGAATCGAGCCGTCCTCGATCCATTGCTTGAGCACCGACGTCGCCACGTCGGCGTGCGTGCCCGTCACGTGCCCGAGCGCGCCGTTGAGGTCGAACCATGCCACCGGCGAGTTATCCGGCGACACGAGGTCGGCCGGCGTTCCCGAGCGCATCGCCAGCGTGACCCGATGCGTCGCGCCGTCGTCGAGGTTGAGCGTCGGGTTAGCGGCGATCGCCGCGGCATCCCAATGCACCGTCGGGAACGTCGTCGAGTAGACGTCGACCGGGAGTTCGCCCTCGGACGGGTCGACGGCGGCCTCCAGCGCGGTGAGCCGCGCCGTGAGCCCGGTGATGTAGGAATGCAGCGACGCGGTATCCGCCTCGATGCGCGTCGCCCGCGCCGCCACGTTCGACGCCGCCACGTGCGCCGCCGATGCGTTGGTCTTCGCGATGTTGGCGTCGGCCTGCGCATCATCGGCCGCCGTCTGCGCGGCCGCCGCTGCAACGCCGGCCGAGTCGGCCGCCGTCTGCGCCGTCGTCGCCGCGCCGCGCGCCGCATCGGCCGATTGCTGCGCGATCACGACCGCCGCCGCCGCGGAGTCGGCCGTCGACTGCGCACCATCCGCCGCCGTCGACACTTCCGCCACGCGCGCCGCAGCGTGATAGAGCACCGACAAAAACGCCTGCCACGCGAACTGCAGATCGTCGGGCTTGATGTAGCCGGTCGCCCCCTCGCCAACCGCGGGCTCCAACCGCGCGAGGATGTCGTCGGGAGTCGGCAATTGTTCCGGTGGAGTCGGGACGAAAGGCATGGAACACCTCTAGAAAAACCCCGCGCCGCCGCGGGAAACGGCGACGCGGGGGAACCGCTTGCTTACGGGGTGACGGCCGCCGGCTCGATGAACGTCGGGGCGCCGGTGATGCGCAGCGACACCGACGACGAGAGCACCGTATCCACGCCGCCCGACATGGTGATCTGCCGCACCAGCGCCTGAAAAACGTAGGCGCCCATGTTGTCCGGAAGCGTGACCCGAATCCAGATCGGCTTGCCGGATGCCTTCGCATCCATCAGCGCCTTCTGCGATTCGTCGGTCGGAACGTAGTTCATGTCGAAATCGAACGTCCCGAAATCCTGCAGCCCGGTGCGGTATTCCTTCGCCTCGGAGCAGATGGTCGTGACGTCGATCTCGGACGCCTGCCCGTTGAACCCGTTGAACGTCTTCGTTTCGCAGAGTTGCGCCCAATCGACGAGTTCCACCGACGCGGCCGAGTCGTCGGTTTCCCCGGTCGTGTCGGACCCGACCATCTCGGCCGTGCCGGCGGCAGCGGTGCCGGTCGGCTTCAGCGGAAACGACATGCCGACCAGCGGAGCAATCGTCGACGTCTTGATGTAGGCGACGTCGCCGAGTTCCCACGCCTCGTTGGCCTTCGTCAGAACGGCCGGCTTGGCGGCAGAAATCTCGACAGTAGAGATCGCCGTTTGCTTCCCGGTTTCGACTTCGATCTTCAGCCCTTGCGAGCTGACGGCTTTCGACTTGAATGCCATGATGCCCTCCGTAGCCCTTCCGGGCGGTTGTGCCTTGCGGCGAAATTGCGGCAATCGCGCCGCGCGTTTACAGGGGCGGCAACGCCGCCTCGTTCTGGTGAATCGAGTAGTCCAACATCCGCCGGAACACCCGCGTCTCCGGCTCGTAGCCATCCATGTCCATCACCTGCAACGCCGGATACGGGAACCCGTCCATGACCTCGGTGACGAGGTCGCGCAGCAACAGCATGTCGATCATTGTCGCAGCAAAAACGTCGATGCGAAACCGCCAGATATTCAGCGACGAGCGACCGCAGATCGTGTTGTCCGGACCCCCGCCGACGTTGGCATAGCGGATGCATGGATACACCGGACGCTCCGGCAGGATCACCGGGTGCGCGCGGCCCGCGACCAGCGGCGCCAGCCGGTCATGCAACGCCAGCGACAGCAACAGCATCGGTGGGCTCGGCGTCGGAACCGGCGGCTCCGGCGAGCCCGCGACCGCGTCGAACGCCGAGGAAAACGAAGTGTCGAACTCGCCGCTCATTTCACGAACTGATCCCAATTCGACTTAAACGCCTTCAGCAACTGCTTCGCGAGCGACTGCTTGAGCGACGCGAACGCCCGGGACTGCGCCCCCTGATCGGCAATCGCCCGCGTCAGCAGGTTCTTCGCCGGCACCTGCGTGCCGTCACGATGCGTGAACCCGAACTCGTGGAACCACCAATAGAACGGATCGTCGCCCGACTTGATCTGCTTTACCGTGCCGTGCCGCACGCCGATTTCATATTCCGGCGTGCGCTTGCGCGCGACCGCGACGCCGCGCAGGAACGCGCCGGAGTCGACCAGCCCCGCCGACCGGATGTTCTCTTTGAACTGGTCGGCGATGCGCGCCGCGCCGGCCCGCGTCGCCTTGTAACTCACCGACTTCAGATCGCGCTCGGACAGCGCGCCCATCGCGCGCGCGACCTGATCCATCGGCGGCATCTTGAACGTGATCTTCACGGCGTATTGTCGTTGTCGATGCGCTTCGCCAGCAACGTCAGCGTGCGCCGCGCCATATTCGGTTCAAGCACCGTCTGCAGATCGTAACGCCCGCCCTGCGGCGAGAGCACCTGCGCCCAATCGTGCGCGTTCAACTGCTGGTGCGGCAGGTAACGGATGACGATCTTCGTGTCGACGCGGTCGATGTGGTGCTCGGCGCCGAACATTTCGCGACCGTTCACCGGACCGACGTCGGCCCAACATTCGAACAGCGGCATCAGCTGCACATGCTGTTGCCCGAGCGCGTCGAGCCCCGCCTTGCGGCGCATGAACTTGACACGATGACGAGCCGGCCCGGATTTCATGCGTAGCTCAAGTTCGCCCACGACGCGAGCAGGTGCAACGGCAGGAACGCGGCATCCTCCACCTTCGCGTAGTTCGCCAACTCGCGGACCTCATACATCGCCGCCGCCGCGACCAGCACGAACTGCCGCACGTCGGCCGGCGTCTCGGCCCACGTCTCGTAGCCGCCGCCGAGCAACAGCTTGTGCTCGCGCACCGCCCCGCCGTCCGCAACGCATTCGCACCGGCAGTAACGCTGCAGATCGACGAACAGCCCCGGAGTCCGCTCATGGTGGTTGTAGTCGAGCCGCCAATCCGACGCGAACGGAACGTCGGCGCCGACCAGATCGGTGACCTTGAGCTTCCGCACGAACCCGCGCTTATAGGCGAACCCCATCGTCATGCTGCCGACGTAGACCCGCTCCGACGCGACGACGTCCCGGTCGAGCGCGTGCTCGGCCGCGTCGAGCGCCGCCTCGAGATATTGCTTCAACAGCGGGTCCTCGATGGCGTGCTCGATGCGCGAGTGCGCCTTGAACACCGGCAACGCCGCGTCGACGAACGCCTGCACTTCGCGCGTGATCGACATCAACCGCCAGCCGCCGTAAACGGGCAGGTTACGGTGCATCGCCGGCCTCCATGAACGTATCCCACGCGCCGTCGGCCGCCACCCGCGGCGCGTCCATCGTCTTCCGCTTGGCAATCCACACGCGACCGTCCTTGCGCACCAGATCGTTCAGGTGGTAGGTGCGGCCAGCGACGAACACCCCGCGCCAGTTCAACCCGAGCGCGACGCGGCCGTCCTTGCCGTCGGCCCCCCGCTTCACGATCAGCCGCCACGAATCCACCGCCGCCGCCGTCCCCGGCTTGCCGGTCGGCTTGTCGCACTTCGCGACCCAAACCGAGCCGTCATGGGTGACCTGATCGCCCCGAGCGTAGTCGACCGCCGCCGTCCAGACCCCCCGGTGCTCGTTCTTCACGACCAACTCGCCGGTGCCATCCCGGCCATCGGCCCCGGGCGGCCCCGCCGCGCCGTCCGCACCCCGCTCGCCCGCCGGCCCCGCCGGTCCGGGCGCACCGGGCTCGCCCGCCGGCCCCTGCGGCCCCGTAGCGCCCGCAGGCCCCGCGGGACCTACCTGACCAGCCTGACCGTCCGCGCCGCGCTCTCCGGGCTCGCCTTGCGGCCCCTGCGGCCCCTGCGGCCCGGGATCGCCGCGCGGCCCCGGCAATCCATCCGCGCCCCGCTCGCCCTGTGGCCCCGGCAGCCCGTCGAGCCCGCGCTCGCCCTGCGGCCCCGCCGGCCCCGCCGGCCCCGCCGGCCCCGGAACCGGCGCCCGCGCCACGGCCTCCGCGATGACCTCACGCGCCGCACCGACCTCCTCGGCCAGCATCCGCACCGCCGCCGGGATGCCGCGCTTCCGCGCAACACCGGCAACGCGCGCCGACCACGAACGGCCCGCGTCGGCGTTGTCGTCGCCACCCGCATCGGGATCATCGTCGGGATCATCATCCGGCGGCACCGGAGCGGCCGGAACAACTGCCGGTGCCGGCCCCTTCGCCGCCATCGACAGCGGGACGTATTGCATCTGCACCAGCGGCTCGTCGCCGCCCTTCAGCTTCGCCTCGCCTTCCTTCGCCCGCACGTCGTTGATCGACAGCCAGCCCGACGAGAGCGCCGACTGATACGCGGTGAACCGAACGTCCATCTCGGTCCGCAACAGCGCATTCACGTCGAACTCGATGTAGACGTCCGCGGCCAGATCGAACGCGCGCGCGAACCGCGCCTCCAACGCTTCGAGATGATAGGACAGGCACCCCGAGTAGTAGGTGCGCATCATCTGCTCGGAATTGCGGTAGCTCGCCTTCGTCAGATCACCGAGCAGGAACGTCGGCACCCGGAACACCCGCGCGACGTCCTCGATGGACCAGCGCAACTGCTCGATCAACTGCGCGTCGACCGCCGTCATCGTGAGCGGTTTCCATTCCAGCCCGGACCCGAGCACCGCCGTGCGCCCCTGCCCGCCCGCACCGTAGCTCCGCTCCCAATCCGTCTTCAGCCGCTCGGCGAGTTCCTTGTCGATCTTCCCCGGAGCCGTCAGCACGCCCGCCGGCCGCGCCGAGTTCTGGAAAAAGTTCTGCGACGCTGCGGTGATCCCCGCACCGACCGCCGCCGACATCGCGGCCGCGAACATCGGCGACACGCCGACCAGCGGATGATCCACGGTCATGACGCGGTGATGCATGATGTCGCGCGCCGGCAGAATCCAACGGTCCTCGTTCCCAATCCCCGTCAACGGGTGCGACTGCGAACGATTCAACTGGTAGTAGACCGAGCCGTCCTCCGCGACCAGCGGCGTGACGTAGCTCGGATTCAGCACATGCATCTCGGACACGACGCCACGGTCGTCCCGGATCAGGTAGACGTAGGCATTCCCCGCGAGCAGCACCGACACCTTCAGCTGCTGAATGAAATCGACCGTCGTCTGGTAGTGATTCGGGGAACGCAACAGCCGGTCAATCGGATGCCGCGGTTGCAACTCGCGCCCGCCATCCTCACGCGACCGCCAAACCCGCACCGGCAACTTGCCGATGTCGGAACTGATCACGTTGATGCAGGCATAGACCGCAGAAAACGCCAACAGCGAAACCGGATTGGCGCAAGAGAGATTCCGCTGCCACGCACCGAGAAACGGCTCGTGAATCGACGGCAGCAATGGCGAACCCGGAACATTCGGCAACCGAGTGGTCACCGGGAACAGCGCAGCCTTCAGTTTAGCCCACGGTCCCATCTTCTGCCCTCATGTCACGCCGCCGGTAACGCCCGACGCGCGCCGGAACCAATTCAGCCAGCCCGCCGTTCACCAACCTCATCCCCTGCGTATGCGGCATCGTGAACCGCGCCCCGGGAGAGATCAGGCGCCCGCCGAGCCGAAACTCGACGAGCGCCCGCAGAGCAAGGTGACCCTTGCCCGTCATCGCCGGTTAGTAGGCGACGCCGCTGATCACCTGCACCGCCGGCAGCCGACGACGCTGCCACCAGATGTAGCGCTCGGCCTTGAGCGCCAGCAGGTTCTGCTGCCAGAGCGACACCAGCGGGGTCGGCGGCGTGGCCGGCGCCGTATCCAGCTGCAGCGCCGCTTCACGCGACGAGTCGAGCATGATCTGCCCGTCGTCCGCGAGCAGGATTTCCGCCGCGTCCATGAGCACGATGCTCGTCTGCCCCGCCGTCGGGCCGGTGCCGACCGGCATCGCCGTCGACGTCACGACCGGGATGCCGAGCAGCCGGCTCTGCGCGAGTTCCGTGCCGAACACGAACGTGTCCATCGTGCCGCGCAGCAGCGACAGGTAGGTCTTCGTCCGCGGATGCATCACCCAGACCGGCGCGCGCATCGCGATGTTCGCAACCTGCATCGCACCGACCGCCGACGCGAGGTCCGCGGTGATCTCGGCAATGGTCGCGCCGGTCGACGCAATCGGCGTGACGCCGTTCGTGACCGCGCCCGGATGCACGCCAGCCGACACCGCAACCGCCGGGTCGATGAACTGCTGGTCCATGAATTCGGAAATCGCGTCGACGAGATCGTTGCGCACCAGCACTTCGGCCGACGGATCGCTGAACCGCGCGAGTTCCTCGGTGATGACGACGATGACCGCCATCTTCGCTTCCGGAATCGTGACCTGATCGAACGCCAGCTTGCTCACCGGCTTGCTCATGCCCTCGCCGACCCACGCGGCCGTGCTGCCCGCGGTCTGCAGCGCCATGCGCACGTTGAACGGAACCTGCCGGAATCCGTTGATCTGTCCGACGATGGATGCCGGCCGCAGGAGATCGATGAACTCGTTCGCCATCGTGCGGTAGTCGACCAGCGGCTTCGCCCAGTTCGCGTCCGACGTGGTGCCAGCGGCGACCGCCGCCTTCAGCACGTTCTCGACGCCCGGGGTCGAATCCTTCCAGCGCTTCGCGATCTCGGCCGCCTGCATCAGGTTCCCGCGCGACGCGGCGAGCGCCATCGCGAACCGGGCAAACGCGATGCCCTTCTCGACCTTCGGGTCGCGCATCTGGATCACCGGCAACGGCCCGGAACCCGACGCCGGCACGATGACCGACTGCGCCGGTTGCGCCGCCTTCGCGAGCAGCCGCTCGGTGGTTTCGAGTTGGTCGACGTGCTGGTTCAGCGTCTCCGCTTCCTTCTCCAGCTTCGAGAACGTGGTCGTCTCGTCGTCCGAGAACGTCCGACCTTCGGCTTCGACCGTGTCGGTCAGCGCCTGCATCGACCGCAGGACTTCTTCGCGGCGGCCCTTCGCCGCGGCAATGCGCTCGGCAATCGTCTTCATGAGTGAATTCCTTCTGGTGGATTGAGAGAGTCAGCGACCGGCGACGCCCGACCGCAACGCCGCGATGCGCGCACGCCGCTGCGCCACGAACTCCGAAACCTTCTCCGGGTCGTGCGCGAGCACCAGCCGCTGCACCTCGACAGGAAACGCCTTTGCAACCGCGAGCGCGGCGGCATTGGCAGGAACTGAAACAAGAGAGAGTTCGAGCAGTTCCTGCCCGATGTATTCGTAGCCGGTCACGCGATCATTGTGTTCGTCGCGAATGACATTCGGCTCCTTCGTCGGCCGGAACCCGACCGACGTCGCGCGCATGATCTTCTGCGCGACCAGCGCGCGCACCATGTCCACAATCGGAGAGGTCCCGGGCGCCGCAAGCGTGATGTCGGACATCAACCGCTTGCCCTTGATCCGCATCTCGGCCGTGCCGACGATATGCCGCGAATCGTGCGCGAACAGCACGACGGGATTCGCCCGGAAATTGTCGAGTTCCCACCCGGATACCCGGATGATGTCGCCGTAACGGTCGACCGACTCGTCCGACGCGACAACGGAAACGGTATCGGCGTCCAGCGACGCCGCGCTCGGCGCCAGCCGATGAACGACCTGCATGCTTCGATTTCCCGACACGATGCACCCCCGCAATGGAAGTTCATCGCCCCGGTATCCGTCGCCTCGGAAGCCGTCGGGCGCCTATGTGCTGGCGATCAGCGACGCCGCGGCGGTGACGCCGCCCGGTCCTCCGGCGGCGGTCGATTCCTGCAGCTATCGCTCATGGGCGCCGAAGATAACCGGAACAAAAGCCGCCGTCAAGTCAACAGGATTTCAGGGGTCGTGTCGGTCGCGTCCAGCGTCATCTGCCGCCCGAGCGCCATCAGCAACGCGATCACCCCGTCGATCTTCTGCCGCGGGTCCGACTTGTCCTTGCGCGGGAAAATGTTGCCCTTCTCGTCCTCCTTCACCTGCACGCAAGAGAGGCACCAAGCCAGCAACGGATTTCCGTCATGATGCAACCGCCGCTCCCGCACCAGCGCATCCAACTCCTTCATCGGCGGCGAAAAGTTCGCCACGTTGGGACGATACTCGATCACCGACACGCCGGCGTCCTGCAGCGACGACGCCATCTGCAGCGACTGCCACGGATCGTAGGCGACATCCGTCACCGAGAACCGCTCGGCATCCGCGAGAATCGACTTCTCCACGAAATCGAACGCCAGCGTCTCGCCCGGAGTCGTCTGCAGCCAGCCATCGCCCTGCCACGTCGCGTAGGAATCGTTCCGCCCTTCGTCCACCGCTGCCTGCGGCAGGAACGCATCGCAGAAAACGTAGTAGTGCAGCACGCCCTCGATCTCGCGCCGGAACAGCAACACCTTCGCCGCGATGTCGATCTTCGCCGCGAGGTCGACCCCGAGCACGCACGCCTCGCCCTCGAACGCCGCCCGGTCAAGCGTCGGGTCCGCGCACGCCCGCCACGACTCCATGTTCATCCACGCAACCGCCGCCGTCGTCCACACGTTCAAGTGCTTCTGCTTGAACGCGTTCTGCTGCGACGCAACCGCCTGCGCCCGCTGACACAACCGCTCGATGACATCCGGCATCACCGACACCCCCCAATTCGGATTGGCCTTGCGCCACGCATCCGGCGACGTCCAATCGTCGTCCTTGTCGATGGTGTAGAGCACCGCAAAAAACTGATCGTCCTCCACCGCGCCCGACAGCACCTTCTGCGCGTAACCCCATTGCTCGAACCCGATGGATGACTGATTCGAGCCCGCCGTCGTGATCGCGAACACCATCGCTTGCGACCGCTTGCCGGTCGCCGTGAGCAAGACATCGTGAACCTCGCGCGACTTGTGCTGCGCGAGTTCGTCGAGAATCGCAAGGTGGACATTCAGCCCGTCCAGCGACGACGCATCGCGCGACAACGGCCGAAATACCGACACGGTCGACTGCTGCGAAATCGCATGCGTCGAAACCTCCACCCCATACTTGCCGCGGAACTGCGGCTCCTTGCGCGCCATGAACTGCGCCGTGTCGAACACCAGCCGCGCCTGCTGCCGCGTCACCGCCGCCGCATAGACCTCGGCCCCGCCCTCGTTGTCGAGCGCCAGCATGAACAGCCCGAGCGGCGCCGCCAGCGTCGTCTTGCCATTGCCCCGCGGAACGTAGCAGAGCACATAACGGAACCGCCGATTCCCCGCCTCGTCAACCCATCCGAACGCCGACGCGACGATGAACTTTTGCCACGCCCCGAGCTTCAGGTATTGCCCCGCGCGCGGCCCCTTGACCTCCCGAAACTTCTGCACCGCGACCAACGCCCGCTCGGCCGCCGCCGGATCGAAGCGGAACCGGAACCCCGCCGTCCCCATCCGCTTAAGATCGCGCTCGTGCCGCTTGCACGCCAGCTTGACCCACTTGCACGCCGGGATCGCGCCCGACAGCACGTCGAGCGGATACTGCAGCGCATCCGCGACGTTGGGAAACCCCGCCTCGGCCACCTCCGCGAACTCGGACGCCGCACGCCGACGCACCTCATCCGCCTCGGCATCCAGCTTCGCCACCCGCACAGCCGGCGGCGGCAACGATGCCTTGCCGCCCGTCCGCACCCGCCGCGCACGCGCCCGCGGCACCGCTACGTCATCACTCAATCGAACGCCTCCCACGAACCCTCGGTCGGCCGCGTCGACGATGGCGGCGCGAACTTCAACCGCCCCGACGGCGAGAAACCAAGTTCATTCATCAGCCGCCGCATCTCGTTCTCCTCGGCGACCAGCGCCGTGTAAAACGGCGACTGCATCGGCTTCCCCGACGTCGGATGCTTGAACACCATCCCGAGCGTCGCGACCTTCGCCTCCAGCGACCGCACCCGAATCAGCATCCGCGTCAACCGGAGCATGAGCAATCCATCCGGCCGACCATGCACGCCCTTCACCAGCATCACTTCATGCAGCCACGCCAGAATCGCCTTCTCGTCGTCGGCCAGCGTTTCCCACGGTGGGACCTCCGGCAACGGATCGCGCGGCATCACCGCAACCTCGTCGCGCATGCGGTCGCGTCGCGCCGACCCATGCAGGATTTTCACCACGTTGCTCGTTCGCGGTCTGCCCGCCATAAAACCCCCACCCCATCGTTGACCGGCGCCCCACCCCGCAGGCACCCGAGAGAAACCACTCGACAACCCCACCGCAACTAATTGAATACCCTACGTTTTCACTCGGAATAACGTCCGCATGGAAAAAAGACGGGGGCGGCGGTATCCAGCGGACCGGCAATTGTTCCGCTTCCTCCCCCCCACCGCGCGGCCGCCGCGCCGATGGCAATTGCCTTCGAGCCTATGGCAATTGCCATGCGCATCACACGATGAACAGCCCGTCGTCGTCGTCGTCCGGAGCGGGCGCCGGCCGTGCGCGCCCGAACCCGCCGTCGTGCTTGGCCGTCTTCCGGTCGTGGCATGGCTTGCAGAGCGGCTGCAGGTTGGCGGCAGCAAAGAACTTCTCGGCCGCACCGTGGTGCGGCTCGATGTGGTCGACGACGGTCGCACGCTTGCGGCACCCGGGGGTGCTGCACCCGGGATGCTCGAACAGGATGAGAGAGCGAAGCGTTGCCCATGCCTTCGTGTTGTAGAGCCGGCGGTTGGTCGTCGCATTGCGACGCCGCTCCGATTCTGCTACGGCGCGCGGTTGCCGGTCAAGAAACGGTGGACGGTTGAACCGATTCTGCATGGAGCGCCTCTCGATTGGCGAACGTCTCGCCGGTGGTGGCGTGGACAGCTTCGCGCCCGGTGAAGTCTTGCCAGCGACGCACGATGACGTCGACGAACCGCGGCTCCAACTCGATCAACCGAGCCGAGCAGCCGAGCCTATCGGCCGCAATGAGTGTAGACCCTGATCCGCCGAACGGGTCGAGCACAAGGTCGCCAGCGCGCACGTTGTTCCCGAGCGTGCGCTCGATGAGCGCGACGGGCTTCATGGTGGGGTGGAGTCCTGACGCTGACGGGCGGTCGACGTGGAGCACCGAGGGGATGACCTCATCAAGCGTGGCGGCGCCGTTGACGTGGAGCACCCGGTCGCCGATGCGGATGGCGAATGAGCCGTCGGGTTGCTGCACGAACGGCGAGCCATCGCCGAGTTGCGCGATGGTGGTTTGCTTGCGGCCGCCGTGCCAGCGATGCGCGGCGCCCGGTCGCCAGCCGTACAGGATGGGCTCGTGCTGCGGTTGGTAGTCGGTGCGCGCCAGCACGAAGCGGTCCTTCACCCATTGCACGGTGATGTGCAGCTTGAAGCCGACGCCGGAGAACGCCTGCCTGAACGCGAGTCCCTGCGTGCCGTCGGCGTGCGCGACGTAGATGGCGGCACCGGGCTTCATCGATGCAAACGCCAGCGCAAACGCATCGCGCAGGAACAACGCGAAGTCAGCGTCGGACATCGAGTCGTTGGCGATCGTGCCAGCGGCGCCTTCGTAGGCGACGTTGTACGGCGGGTCGGTCCAGCATGCGTCGACCTTTTCGGCGCCGAGCAATGCGGCGTAGGTATCGGCCGAACGGCAATCGCCGCAGGCGACGCGATGCGGTCCGAGCGTCCACACGTCGCCGGGGCGCGAGAGTGCGACGGGTGGCGGTTCTGGCGCAGCGTCGGGGTCGTTCCCGGTCGCCGCGGGAGTGCCGAACAGGACGGCGAGTTCTTCCTCGCTGAAGCCGGTGAGGGATGCGTCGAAGCCGGCCGACTGCAGCGCTTCGAGTTCGACGCGGAGCAAGTCGGCATCCCAATCGCCGTCTTCGGCGATGCGGTTGTCGGCGAGCCGGTAGGCACGGACCTGATCGTCGGACCAGCCCTCGGCGACCATGACCGGAACAGTTGCCGCCCCGAGCAGCCGTGCGGCTTCAAGCCGGCCGTGGCCCGCGATGATGACGCCGGCCGAGTCGACGAGGATGGGGTAGGTGAAGCCGAACTCGCGGATCGACGCGGCGATCTTGGCGATCTGCTCCGGGGGGTGCCGCTTGGCGTTTCCGGGGTAGGCGGCGAGCGCGTCGGGGGGGCGAAATTCAATTCGGTGGTCCATGATTTATTTTCCTGATTTAATTTCGGTCATGCCGGGGCTGCCGGGTTGGAACCCGGCTTTTGACATTACTTGCTACACGCGCGCGCACGTATAGAAAACAAAGGTGAAATGCCGGGTTTTACCCGGCAACCCGGCAGATTCTGCCGGGTTAGCCGGGTTTGACGGCTTTTCCGGGTTTAAAATAAATTCCACAAAAATCGCAATCCGAATTAAATAAATTCGCCGAAAATCAATAACCCGAATTTCTAGAGCCGAGCAAATCCGGCCGGGTAGGCGACAATTTAACTCCCTGCACGCCGCGAATCGAATTCACGCGCCGCTTCTGCAGCGCAGCATGCCGGCCCAACTGCTCGCCGAACCGGGTCTCGGACGGGACGCCTTCGCCGCGGGTTTCCTTCCACCGGCGGAAGTCGGCGTAGAGTTCGCGGGTCGGGGTGAACGCTTCCGGGTCGAGCATGCAGCGCTCCTCAATCCAATGATCGAGGATCGAGTGCGCCTCGAAATACTCCTCGGTCTGCTCGGCCACGGCCGCGCAGTTCCGGAGTTCGCCGGCCTCGTAGAACGCCTCGGCGCCGCGGATCAGCCACCCGAGCACGATGGCAGCCTCGCCCCGGATGGTGCGCGGCAGGTGGGTGTCCTCGCGCCCCGCGAAGTTCTGCAGGAACGGCACCATGCGCAACCGCGAGCGCAACGCCTGATCAGGCGTCGAGATCGACGGCCGCGAGTTGGCGGCGATGACGAATCGGTGCGTCGGCGTGAACGTGAAAAAATTCCCATGCATCACGCGCGCCTGCAGCGTCGAGTCGCCGGTCGCCTCTTTGATGCGCGCTTCGTTCCACCGCGCGCCCTCGTTGAGTTCTGCAGCAAAGGCAAGCCGGAGCCCGCGCAGGTAGGCGATCTCGGTGGGGTGCTCGGAGTGCGCGCGCGCCATCAGCAGTTCCGCCGATACCTTGCTTGCGTAGGTCCCCATCGCATGCGCCGCGGCCTCGATCAAAACGGATTTCCCGTTGCGA